CATAACTCTCCTAATTTATTGTTATTGTTTTTGACTCATCGTTTTTATTTTCATATCGCATTTCTTCTACATGAGATAAATGAGCTGCTACTTCACCTGGGTGAGTAATACCTAAATCTTCTAAACCATCGATAAATTTTCTAGTGTCTATTTTACAATCACCATAAGCATATTGTAATTCTAATAGTCTAGTTTTAAGCTCTCTTGAGTCCATGTCTATTCTCCCATTGTTGTTTAAAGGTTTCATAATCTTTACAATCGCTGCCACAAATACATAAATATTCATCTAAAAACATATTGTGTTTGTATGACTTGGCAGCAATTTGCTTATTCATCTCGGATATTCTAACGTCTTTCCAAGATTTATTATTCACGACCACATACCTTGTGATTGTTTGTTATCTTTTTTTATAATTGTGTATGGAACTGATACTTTGTCTGGCATGTTTTTGCTGATAGCAAATACACATCCTAAAAGTATTCTTATTGGTAACATGATTGCTTTCCATATAAATACAGCAGCAACATTGATTAACCAGTTTTTCATTACGTTTAACATTCACACCTCTTTCATTTTTAAGTTATTATTGATTGTTGATTCTCACTACGCACATTTAGTGAATTAAAGGTCACTACTCAGGAATACTCCTTAGAAACGAGGTTGTTTATTATCTATAGTTTAAACAACTATCGTGTAGTGACCATCAATCTACTCGGCAGCAACAACTCTTGTTTGCCGATTGCAGTAGTTTATAATTATTCTAATCTCGATAAAAAAAGCCCCATACTCATTACAAGTACAGGGCTTAGAATTTCTATTATGATTTTAACTGTTTAGAAGTAGTAGCTTGTAACTTAGCTAACCTCTCCTTAGTAAAGTTAATACATTCAGCAACAACTTTGTCTTTAGCTGTAACTTTCTTAACTCTAAGTGCTTTAGGTGTGTATTTTTCGCCATACACTTCTTTATAAGCATCTTCATATGCTTCTACTATAACACTAGCACGTCTGATATTTAACGCTTGAGCTTCTGATCTAAATAACAATCTATCTAAGATATTCTTAGTTATCTCATTACCTTGATCATTTCTGATAGCTTTAGCTGTATCATCCTTTGTTTTCTCAAAAGACTGCTGACACATATCCAAGTGTCTAAACGCACCACCATACATACTATCGAAATTCCACTCAGCAATCATAGCCCAATCCTTACTATCTATGTAAGGTGCAATAACTGCTTTAACCATCGTTAGAACTCCGTCTTTAATAGACGACTCAGATTCATCTAATACTAATTCCATATTAGCTATTCTATTATCTGAATAATCTTCATATACTTCGCTTTTCAACATAGTCATATTCAACTCCTATTGTTCATTATTTGTCATATACAGAAACTTAATAATAAAGATTACCGATAAAGATAATCCTAACCACACCATGTCTGTATGTATTGCTATAAGCAAACCAAGAAATGCCATTACAAAATGTAACGCATAATAAAAAGCATATAATACTCTCATACTAAAGCTCCCCATATATCTTAGTTAACTCGCTATCGATCAAAAGTAACTTACTAGTGTCACCCTTCATCTCAGCTTCTTCTCGTAGAGAAGACAACTCCACAACTCTTTTCTTACCAGAGTCATCTAACTTGATCTCGTAGTAGTCCAACATATCATTTACTTCCATAACATCTCCTATTAGTTAATTAACGACCATACGGTCATCCCGTGCAAGAACGAGGTAGAGTCTGATCATCAAGTGCTTGGCAGATGGAATCTGCGACAAGGCTGATACGACCCTAGGAGGAGCAACTTGTCCACTTGCTGATTAGAAGGAGTCCTTGTTATGCTAGGGTGATCCGTGTGTAGTCCTCGCCCCTCAATGGCTACTCGACCTGTAGCATCATCCTGGCAAGATCTATTCTGTGCGTGTGCTACCGAATAGTTTGTGTGCGTTGTGAGTTGATTGTGCCTAATCTAAACCATACGAATGGATAGGGCAGAATAAATAAAACGAATACAAAGCAAACCAATGAGTGATAATCTTACAGAGAAGCAGAAGGCCTTAGTAGATACTATCGTAGCTACAGGGTGTAGTATCAAGGATGCCTCAGAAAAGGCAGGATATTCAACGAATGGAAGCAAGGAAGCAGGAAGAATAAGTGCTTCTCGCACACTACGTTTACCCAAGGTACAGAGCTATATGAATCAAAGGATTGCAGATACTCTTGGCATGGGTGCAGTAGTAGCGAGTAGGAAGATGATAGAGCTATCATCAGGAGCTAGGAGTGAGTACGTTCAGCTAGAAGCGTCACGAGATATCCTAGACAGAGTAGGACTAAGATCACCAGACAGAGTGAGTCATAGTATACAGGGTGATATTAAGATTAACATCGACTTAAGTTAGATGTCGGTACGACAGGGGGATTGACCACAGACCACAGAATGGGGGGTGGGGGCAAAACACAATCATCACAGATGACTAGTGGTCTATCACACGCAACAGAAGTTAAAAAAAGCTTTGCAAAGAAATGGCAAATATATTTTAACCACAAAAAGGTTCGGCATCATGGTCGTTAAATAATTTAACTATGGCAAAACAGAATTTTACCCACTACATCAAAAGAGAGAAGCCGAAGAAAAGGATTGGTGTCCATAAGAAGTCCCAAAACAAATCCGAGAAAAGGCAGAAACAAAATACAAGATATAAAGGTCAAGGCAGGTAAGTGCGTTTTTTTAAATAGGGTTTGTTGCTAAACAGTTACATGGCTAAAGCAAAAGGTTTATACGCAAACATCCACGCAAAAAGAGAACGTATTAAAAAAGGTTCTGGCGAAAGCATGAAACGACCTGGAGCTAAAGGCACACCAACAAAAAAAGATTTTAATAAATCCTCAAAAACAGCAAAGAAAAAATAGATGGTAGCTAAAGTATATCAAAGCCCATCTGGAGGATTAAATGAAAAGGGAAGAAAACATTTTGAAAAGAAAGATGGTGGTAATTTAAAAGCACCACTTAATAAAGGTGTAAGTGGCAGACGTGTTTCATTTGCTGCAAGGTTTGCAGGAATGGCAGGGCCAATGAAAGATTCAAAAGGTGAGCCTACAAGAAAAGCTTTGGCATTAAAAAAATGGGGCTTCGGTTCTGTTGCTGCTGCTAGGAATTTTGCTAACAAACATAAACAGAGTTAATCTTAGAAGGAACACAACAAGTGGTTTACTACAAAGTAATTATATGGAGAGGGGACGAATTATCAAAGCAAATATTATACGAAGCTATAGATGATGTTGTTGCAATGCAAAAAGCAAGTGCTGCTACACCAGATGGCTGTAGATCGACTTATGAGTCAATTACACAAGAAGCTTACGAACAAGAAACTAAAACAGTTAACTAAACTAAAAAACAAATAGGAGAAAAAATGCCAGCAGGAAAAGGGACTTACAGATCTAAAAAAGGAAGACCATCAAAAAAACCAATGACAAAACCAAAGCCTAAACCGAAACCAAGAACTAGTGGCTACTAAAAAAGAAAAAGAACATATGAATTGGGTAGCAGAGCTTGGATGCTTTGTTTGTGAAAGACCTGCTAACCTACACCATATAAGACCACCTGGGACAGGCATAGGAAGACGTACGAGTCACTTCGAGGTTATTCCCTTATGCCACGACCATCATCAAGGTAACTTCTCTATACACATGGCTAAGAAGGCATTTGAAGAAAAGTTCGGAAAAGAAACTGAAATACTCAAAGTAGTATTAGAAAGGGTAGAAAAATTAAAATGTCGTTCCTCAATAATTTAAGTATTAAAGATAGAAAAAGATTAAGGACAGTTGTTAAGAAAACACATTTACAACATTATCCAACACACATGATAACAGATTACGAAGCCGATAAGCTTGTTGAAGCCTTTGGTGAAGAAACAGTTTATAATATGTTAAAGGCTAATGTTGGTATAAATGTCGATTGATTTTAAATATAAACCACAAGGTGCTGTACTAAAAGAGTTTATGAAGTCCGATGACTTTTTTAGAGGTATCAGAGGGCCAGTTGGATCTGGTAAATCAGTTGCTTGTTGTATTGAAATTTTTCGTAGAGCCTTGCTACAAAAAAAAGGTAAGGATGGAAAAAGAAAATCACGATGGGCAGTAATAAGAAATACTAATCCACAACTTAAAACAACTACAATTAAAACTTGGATAGATTGGTTTCCAGAAGATAAGTGGGGACATTTTGCTTGGTCTGTTCCTTATACTCATAGAATTAATCAAGGAGAGATAGAACTAGAAGTAATGTTCTTGGCACTTGATAGACCAGAAGACGTAAAGAAATTGCTATCATTAGAGTTAACAGGAGTCTGGGTTAATGAAGCAAGGGAAATACCTAAGAGTATTATAGATGCTTGTACTATGAGGGTTGGACGTTATCCTTCTATGAGAGATGGTGGTGCATCATGGTATGGAGTTATAGCTGATACGAATGCTCCTGAAGAAGATCATTGGTGGGCTATAATGTCTGGGGATGTTCCAGTACCAGATCACATATCTCGTGAAGAAGCTTTGATGTTAATCAAACCAGATAACTGGAGTTTTCATACACAGCCACCAGCATTGTTAGAAAAAAAAGATAAGGATGGTATGACTACTGCTTATGAACCCTATGACAAAGCAGAGAATAAAATAAACATAACACCACAATACTATCCTAATATTATTAGAGGTAAGACTAAAGGATGGATTGATGTTTATGTTTTAAATAAACTAGGATCTATTGAAGAAGGTAAACCTGTGTACCACAGCTTCAAAGAAGAATTACACGTTACAAAAAATCCAATAACTTTAATTCCTAACCAACCTATATGGATTGGAATTGACTTTGGATTAACACCTGCTGCTGTGTTTGGTCAAAGAACTACAACAGGTAAATGGAATATTATTAATGAGTTAGTTTGTTTTGATATGGGTGTAATGAGATTCTCAGAATTACTGAGAGGAGAGATTGCTAAAAATTATAAAGGTTTAGATATTATGATTTATGGAGATCCTTCTGGAGATTTTAGATCTCAAACTGATGAACGAACTCCGTTTCAAATAATGAGAACCTATGGATTAAAAGCTATACCTGCACCATCAAATGATGTTGCGTTAAGGATAGAAGCTGTTGATGCTACCTTATCTAGATTAGTTGACGGACAAGCAGGATTTAATATGCACACGGATTGTATCAATTTAAAAAAAGGTTTTAATGGTGGCTATCATTACAGAAGACTACAAACTTCTGGAGATAGGTATGATGAGAAACCATTAAAGAATAGATACTCCCACGTTCACGATGCGTTGCAATATCTAATGATGGGAGCTGGTGAAGGTAGAACAATGCTATCTGGCAAAACTCTTTCACGACCAATTATTGCTAAGAAAGAATGGGATGTATTTGCAGGACAATCAAAGAAAGCTAGAAAAGTATGGGATCTATTCAAAAGGAATGGCTAGTCTATTTCTATAATGCAAGAACAGTTAAGTATGCAAAGTGGTTATGGTGGTGGAAACCTCCTTATGGCTTTAGTCATTGTGGAGCTTTAAACTATGACCTGTCTGCAAAAAAATGGATTAACATGGAATTTACTCATGCTAATATAAAGGTAACTGTATTAACTAAAAAGCAATCAGATAACTTATTTGCAAAACTTCATTCCTTTAAAATATTAATCTGTCCTCAAAAAGAAGATTGGCATTTAATGCGTATAAAAGAATTATCGTGTGTAACATTTGTTATGAGGTTAATAGGTTTTTTTCGTTGGTATATTATTACTCCACACCATTTATATTGTGCGTTGATAAATGCTGGATATGAGCCATTTTGGAAACATGACTCTAGAAAAAAAAAGATCACCACTAGAAATAATTGAATTAATAAAAGAACGTCATTACGATGAAGAACAATTATTATTAGAATTAGAAAAAGTTTGTAAAGATTTACCTGGAAATGAGTTTGATGTTGAAACTCTTGATGCAGAATTTGATGAGGATATTTAATAATGTCATCAGATAACGATACAGGTACAAGCGATAACAGTGGTCAGTCTACTTACGATAGAAAACAACAAGCTGGTAGAAAAAAAGGATCTACATTTGAATCTTTTAAAGATGGTAAATCTCAAGGTATAGATTACGGAGTTAAAGATTCAGTAGAAGATTATAAACAAGAAAAGTTTAAAGAAGGAAAAGATCCAAATTTAAAAGGGACTTTAAGTG